AAGAGTTTTATGGTCTTGATGTTGCCACGTTGACTGAGTATGTTCTTGATCCGATTCGTACGCAAAACAAAATTAATACTCTGGCTAATGCGGCTCTTCTTGGTGGTGGTGCGCGTAGGTCTAATTTGAATATTGATGTGTCTACCGCTGAAAGTTTAGCGGGATTGTCTGGGGATCAGGATGCAAATATTGGTTCGTATCAGGACAATTTCAGTCAAGCTGCTGTTTTGCGTGATGCCACTGAGCGTCTGGCTGCTATTGAGGAGTCTGACATTAGTGATAGTGAGATTGTGCAGTCACAGTTTGGTATTGATGCGACAGCGATTAAGAAGGTGAAGGGTTTGCAGTCGCGTGAGCGTGCCAGGTTTGCTGGGGCGAGTGGTGTGAGTTCTTCAAGTTTGGCTTCGAACGCTGGCTGATAGGGCCGTCGTAAAGCCCCATTCATAGGGGGCGTGGAGTTTTAAGGCTGTTTTAAGGGCTTAACATTCTTTTGCATGTACCGACACAAGTATGGGTGTGTTTGGCACTGTAAGCGTCCTTGTGTTGATTGTAAGGGTAACCCGAAGCCACAGTTTTTGATTGTTTAATGTTTTGATAAAGGAAAAGCACCGTGTAGGCGGCGAAAGTTCACGACTTAGCTTTTTCACTCCGACTAGGACCCACCAGCCCCTAGCGAGTAGAAGCCTGGTAGTTACAGCCACAATCCTCCCCCGAGGTCGTTGTGTGGGTAGCAAATCAATCAAGGGAATAAAGGGAGAAAATATGTCAGATGTAATGTACGACGACGACCTGGATATGAATGACGATTCCACGTCTTTACGGGACCTTCGAAAAGCATATAAAGCTAAAGAGAAGCAAGTTAAAGACCTCCAGGGGCGGCTCGATGAAATTGAGAGTGCCGGTCGTCAAAACACTATTGAAGACGTTCTGAAGGACTCTGGTGTGAACGAGAAAATAGCCAAGTTTATTCCTTCAGACGTAACCACAGTAGAGCAAGTGCGTTTGTGGCTTGAAGAGAACAGTGAAGTGTTTGGCCTAGTCAGGTCAGATACGGAAGACACTGATGAAGTTAAAGCCGCTGGACGTTTAGCGAAGTTAGGTGACGTTGCTGGGGCTGTTGACCCTGGTGATCTTTTTAATCGCATTGCTTCGGCTGGTTCCGCTGAAGAATTGAACGAAGCACTTTTCGGTTCACGATCCGGTCCGTCAGCATAAACATTTAACTACTACACCCTTGAAAGGGGTGCAAACACATGGCTGACTACATAGTCAAATCGGGGTCTAACTCCGGTGGGACCCTAAAAACCCCATCGGCACCGTCCTCAACGTATGCTTCCGGAACTTCGGTGTCATACGACACACTGGTTCAGAATGCTTACGACCGGTACATCGAGTTCGCGTTGCGATCTCAAGTACTGTTTCGTTCGCTTGCTGACAAGAAACCAGTACAACAAGCAATGCCTGGTTATGCAGTAACTTTTTCACTGTATAACGATCTTGCTAAAGCAACAACCCCGTTGTCTGAACTGGTTGACGTTGAATCCGCCGCTATCGACGATGTTGATCATGTTTCCGTTATTCTTCGTGAATACGGTAACGCTGTAATCAACACTCGTTACAGCATGGAGACAGCGTTTGCTGACATTCAGCCTGCTATCGCCAACATTTTGGCGTACAACATGGCTGACAGTATTGATGACGTTGTTGCTACGGTTCTTGACGGAACCACGCAGGTTGAGGCTGCTGCCGGTAACTTGACGGGTCTTGAGATTCGCAAGGTTGTGGCTAAGCTGCGCGGCGCGAATGTTATGCCACGTGACGGGATGCTGTACGCAACGTACATGCACCCTGACGTTGCGTTCGATCTACGTAACGCTTCAGGCGCTAACGCGTTTGAGGATGTGCGTAAATACAACGGTGAAGCGCCAATCCTGCAACAGGTTGTTGGGGTTTACGGCGGTTCTGAAGTCGTGGAAACCCCACGCTGCCCCGTTGACATTTCTAGCGGTGTCGCTGCAACACACGAATACAGCACGTTTGTTCTTGGCAAGCAAGCTCTTGCTGAAGCAACAGCGGTTGAGCCACACGCGGTCCTTGGACCAGTTGTGGATCGTTTGCAGCGGTTCCGTCCGTTGGGTTGGCATTCAATTCAGGGATGGTCGCTATACCGTCCCGAAGCGATGTGGAAGATTACTTCTACTTCCAGCATTGCTTCCTAACTAGCAATTTAAGGAGGGGTGGGTGCCTCGCGCCTGCCCCTTCTTCTAGCTTCGAGGTTAATGTGAAAAAACTTGTATTACCCATTGTTCCTACCGCGCAGACTGATGACCATTTTTTTGGTCGCTTCTTTAAGACACCTATTCAGAAAAGTCTTGTAATAAAAACTGATGGCACTGGTGCCATTGTGCAGAATCCCACACAATCGTCACTTAATGCTTCGTTAATGTTTTTTTTGGGTGGGCACGAAAACGTTCTTACTGAAGCCCAAGCTGATGCTGTTACTGACGCCGGTTTCGGTGAATACATTGAGGAGTCCTGAAATGTGCCGTACCGGTTGCATAGAAAAAAATCATGATAGTTACGGTGAATGTTTGCGTGATGGTGTTCCTTCGATTCATGGTGAAACAACATCGAAAGTTAATAAAGGCTTAAACGATTACGCGTACGCGCGTTCGCTTGGTTTGCAGCCTGCAACAAGCAGTCCAGAGGATTCGCTCAAAACTCTTAGACGGGCCGGTGCATGAGTACACTCAATCAGGTTATTGATTCGACGATTCTTTACTTGTCAGGTTTTTCTAGTCAACAGGATCGTGCCACATATTTGACCACCAATTTGGCTGTGAACGATTTGACGTTCACGGTGCATGACCCCAGTGCGGTTACTCGGGGAATTATTGAGATTGATAACGAGATTTTGCAAGTTGATCTTGTTGACAGGTCGGCTGGTTTGTTGACTGTTCCTCCTTACGGTAGAGGTTTTCGTGGAACTACAGCGACAGCGCACAATGCTGGTGTTCGTGTTGCAGCCTCACCCCAGTTCCCCAGGCATACTGTTCGGCAAGCGATTCATGACGCTATTCTCGCGGTTTACCCTGACGTGTACGCGGTGTTCTCGGAAACGGTTGTTTCTGATGCGGTAGCGACCAACTATCCGCTTGCTAGTGTTAATGCGCGTACCGTGTTGCGTGTCGATTATGAGAATGTTGGTCCGACAGGTGAATGGACTCCTTCGCGGCGTTACGAACTTCAACCGTTCAGTGTTTCTGGGCCGGAAATTAGTATTTATGATCGTGCAACTGCCGGTTACAACATGAGGGTTCGTACTGCTGGTCCCCCGTCACTTGTTGCGGATACTGAAGATTTCACTGCAACAGGTTTGCCCGCATCGGCGGAAGATTTGGTTCGTCTTGGTGCCGCGTATCGGCTTGTTCCCAACATTGAGACACCGCTGCTTTCAGGTTTGTCAGCCCAAGCTGATTTCGCGGCGAACATGCGGCCTTCTGGTGGTGCGGAACGTCTCGGTAAGTACATGCTTGGTTTGTATCAGACACGTTTACAGGAAGTGCGGCGGCAGCAGCAAATGGAAAATCCAATCAGAGCGCACTACGAGAGGTAATTGATATGGTGCAAGCACGGTATTACAGTTCTTCAGCGAAGAAAACTATTCTGCAAAGTCCTGTAGTTTCTGGGGACACGATTCTTTTAGTGTTAGCGGTATCGGATTTTCCACCTAACTATCCGTACACGTTGATTCTTGACCGGGACACTTTGGATGAGGAAGTTGTTGAGGCTACAGCTTCAACAGGTACCAGTTTCACTGTTACCCGTGGTGTGGATGGTACTACTGCGGTGGCGCATAGTTCTGGTGCCACTGTGGAGCATGGTACTTCTGCTAGGGATTTTCGTGAAGCTGATCAGCATCGTTCTTCTTCGGAGAATGTTCATGGGATTACACTTGGGTCGCTTGTTGTTGGAACGACTGATGTTCAAACGTTGACGAATAAGACTCTTGGTTCCAATCTTGCTGCTGGCGGGTTTAAGGTCACTGGTCTTGCGGATCCGACTAACGCGCAGGATGCGGCGACTAAGAATTGGTCTGAAACGTCGATGACTGCGCAAGTGGCGCAGGCCACTACTCAGGCTACTAACGCGGCTACGAGTGCGGGTACAGCCTCAACTCAGGCTGGTATAGCGACGACACAGGCAGGTATTTCAACTACCCAGGCTACTAACTCATCTTTGAGTGCTAGTGCTGCTAGTGGGAGTGCTTCTGCCGCTTCGGGTAGTGCGAGTACCGCGGCGAGTGGTGCAAGTACGGCTACTACTCAGGCGGGTATTGCAACGACTCAAGCCGAGACCGCGACCACCCAGGCTGGGATTGCTACTACGCAGGCGGGTACTGCTACTACGCAAGCAACTAACGCTTCAACGAGTGCCGGTACAGCATCGACGCAGGCTGGGGTGGCTACCACTCAAGCAGGGATCTCGACGACTCAGGCTACTAACTCGGCGTCTAGTGCGAGTGCTGCTTCTGGGAGTGCTTCTGGTGCCGCGTCGAGTGCTTCTGCTGCGTCAGGTAGTGCCACTACTGCGTCTACTGGTGCGGGTACAGCCACTACGCAGGCTGGGATTGCTACTACGCAGGCGTCTAACGCATCAACCAGTGCTGGAACTGCTACTACGCAGGCGGGTACTGCTACTGCTCAGGCAGTGATCGCAACAACACAGGCAACCAATAGTGCTACGTCTGCGAGTGGTTCGGCTTCGTCAGCTTCGGCTGCGGCGAGCAGTGCTGCTGCCGCTGCCGCGTCGTTTGATGATTTCGAGGACCGTTATCTTGGTGCGCAAACTTCGGATCCGACCACCGATCTGGACGGTAACGCTCTCATCACTGGCGCTTTGTATTTCAACAGTGTGACCAGTGCAATGAAAGTGTACAACGGTGCTTCATGGGATCTTGTTGCACCGGATACTTCAAGCTTCATCACGAAAGCAACTGTTGACGCGAAGGGCGACCTTATTGCCGCTACTGCAAACGATACGGTTGCTCGCATCGGGGTTGGCGCCAATAATACTGTTTTAATTGCCGACTCGGCGGTGACTGCTGGACTTAAGTGGGCTTCCGTACCGCAGGCATCAGTCACTAGCCTGACAACCGACCTCGCATTGAAGGCAAACCTGTCAGTCAGCCTTGAATCGAAAACGGCTGCTTACACGCTGGCACTTGCTGACGCTGGCAAGTTAGTGACAGTTGATTCCGCTAGTGCAAGCACGGTCACAATCCCCACCAATGCAACGGTTGCGTTCCCAACCGGTACTGCTGTCGCGGTTGCCGCGTTAGGCACTGGCGTTGTCACTATTGCCGGTGCAGCGGGAGTGACAGTCAATTCAACGATAGGTGCCACACCCGAGTTGTCGGATCGTTATGCGGCAGCCCAGTTGTATAAGACAGGCACGGACACTTGGATTGTTGTGGGGAGTCTCGCGTGACCCTCTTTCATGGGTTCGGTGTGTTCGCGTCAAGCGGGTCGCGTGGTGCTGCGGGTGCGGGTTACGCAGTAGGCGGCCAAATCCCTAATAGGGACACGGTTGACAAGTTCCTGTTTTCTAACGACTCTCGAACAACACTTGCTACTGGACTATCTAGTCCCCGATACCAGTTGGCTGGTTTCGCTTCCGCGACTGCCGGATACGCGGCAGGCGGCAAAAGCCCCAGTACAGCGACGGTTGACAAGTTTCTCTTCTCTGATGATTCACGCACCACTCTTGCAACTGGACTATCTAGTGCGCGATACCAAATGACTGGTTTCGCTTCGACTACTGCCGGATACGCGGCAGGCGGTGTTTTCCCTTGGACAGCGACGGTTGACAAGTTTCTCTTCTCTGATGATTCACGTTCCACACTCGCTACTGGTTTGAGTTTTGCGCGTCGTGGTCTTGCTGGTTTCGCTTCCGCGACTGCCGGATACGCGGTTGGCGGCAGACGAGTAAGTGAACCAGTTATGGTGGGCACGGTTGACAAGTTCCTGTTCTCTGATGATTCACGCACTACTCTTGCAACTGGACTATCTAGTGCGCGATACATGTTGGCTGGTTTCGCTTCCGCGACTGCCGGATACGCGGCAGGCGGCAGCCCCCCCACTACAACGACGGTTGACAAGTTCCTGTTTTCTGATGATTCAC